CGTTGCGTACATGGTTCCTTTTGTTATTTATAAAAGGAACTTAAAAAAATTCAAATTTAGTTTTTTTTTGATTTTTTCATAAATTGTATCTTTATCTTATTTTTAATATTCTCTTCTTCCTTCTTAATAATATAACAATCCTCAAGATCCATTTTATCTTCATCACACAATGTTGTCATATGACTATTAAATTCTTTGTATATTATCTTCATTTGTTTGAGGGTTAAAGACATAAAATCATGTTCCAACCAGAGCCATTCGGGGGGTGGTTCTTCTAACACATATAAATTTAACGATTGAATGATATCAACCTTCTTTGTAAAAAAGCCAGGACAAGGCATAATAACCTATATAACTAATCTATGTTAATAATTTGTTAAATATTTAAGATTATTTTTTTATTACTATTAATAAATGAAAGCCTTTGAAATAATTACATCAATCCTTACTCTTGCACATTCTGTAATCTCATCACCTCTATCATTAAATAGTACAATGATGACCAAGTATAATGAATTTAATGATAAATATAATCATGAATTTTCATATGATAGATTTGAAAACTTTAAAAAGAATACAAAGTATATTGAAGAATTTAATCAGCAAAATAATTCATATAAACTTGAGGTTAATGGATTTGCTGATATGAACGATTTTAATTTCAATGTATCACTCCCTCATCCAAAAAACGAATACTATGAATTCGAAGATAAAATTCTCCCTGAATCAATAGATTGGAGAAAAGAAAATGTAGTCACAAACGTAAAGGACCAAGGTCATTGCGGTGGCTGTTGGGCTTTCAGCACTACAGGAAGTGTAGAGGGAGTTGTTGCTATTAAAACAGGGAATCTATTTAATCTTTCTGAACAACAATTGATTGATTGTTCTGATCAAGAGGGAAACCATGGTTGTGGAGGAGGTATTATGGATTATGGTTTTCAATACATCATTGATAACAATGGTATTTGTTCAGAAGAAGATTACCCCTATCAAGGAATTGATGGAGTGTGTCAAGATTGTGAACCCATTATTCAAATCAAAAGATATGGTAATATTTTTCCTAATAATGAAAAGATATTAAAACTAGGAGTAGCTCAACAACCTGTTTCTATCGCAATCCAAGCAAATCTATCATCCTTTAGGTTTTATTCAGAAGGTGTCTATTCAGATCCTAATTGCGGAACCTTATTAGACCATGGTGTATTACTCGTTGGATATGGTAATGATGAAGAAACTGGATTAGATTATTGGTTAGTAAAGAATTCATGGGGACCTTCTTGGGGTGAGAACGGATACATGCGTATGTTACGGAATGCAACAGGGGTACATGAACCTGGTATGTGTGGGATTGCTATGCAACCTTGTATTCCTTTACTCTAATTTTTTTAATAATTGATAATAATATAATGAAGTTTTCTAATTTTTACCATATTCCTGTGAGAGGTGATGGTGCGTGTTTTTTTCATTCAATTTCTGGTATTAATCATTTAAATGAACACTTATGGCCGATGTTAAATTCAAAACCGATTACATATAAAATTGAATCAAACAAATGGAAGAATGCTTCATTAAAATTGCGAAAACAATGTGTTGATTGGCTCGAAAATAATTTAGATTATCGTATTCAGGGTTTGGGTGTTACAATCCGCAATGAAATACTTGAAGAAGTTCAAGGAAATGATAATATTGAAAATAAAACCGTCAAAGGGTACTTGAATTATATGAGGAAGAATGGATCTTATGCTGGTCAAATAGAGATATATGCAATTTCTGAATTATTAAATAAGAATATACGAACCTATATCTCTAAGAATGGTAATCTAAGTAATGTAGGGTTAGGGTATGAAATAAAACCTAAAGATTCTCAATTTGATATATTCCTTTACCATAATTTAGGGGATGTTGGTGATAATGAAGGGGTTCATCATTTTGAAATTTTATATCCTAAAAAGAAAGCGAAGATAATAAATAAAGGTGAATACATGAAGAAAGTGAATCAATCAATCAAGAAAACAAAGAGTATAAGAAAAAAAAAGAGTGTAAGAAGAAAACAAAATATTAATAAGAAGAAAAAAAGAACAATAAGAAGGAAAAAGTAAATATTGACAATCATATAGATGGAATTATCACCTGTCAAAATAGCATGGGGTGATTATGAAAATGAAACATTAATTCATAATCATAAAATGTCAAAGATATATAAAAAGAGGTATCAAAGGGCAAGTGATTTTTATAATTCAATGTATCGCTTATTTGGATTAATCACGGTAGTTTCATCATCGATAGCATCAACAATTTCTTGGGGGAGTGGAGAAGATATTACACCAAAACAACACGTTATTCTTAGTAGTATTACAACCCTTGCGGCTATTTCTGCCGCAATCCAAAACTTCTATAAATTTCAAGAGAATTCCGAAGTATATACTAAAACAGCGAAAGAATATGCAAAACTTCAAAATAAAATCGAAGGTGTTGGGAATATAAATCCACAGCATAGAGAAATTAAACCAAATATATTCCTAAAAAAAACTCAAGATCGGTTTGATCAAATATCAGATACACGTATTGAAATATCAAATTGTATGACAAATTATTTTTATTCGAAAAAAGGGGATGATGATTCTTATCTGGAAGAAAAACATAAAAAGTATACTTCAAATATAGAAATAATAGTTGAAGATTAAAATTATAAGATCCACGGCCATTGAAATTTTATAAAATTATCATTCGAAATATTCTTATGAATATTCTTTGGGGGCAATCCTTTCTTTATTTCCTTTTTACCTTCTTTTTCACCTTTGTTTTTGTTTTTGTTTGGGTCCTTTATCTTATGCCTTATTACACCTTGAGTGTGAGAATACATACTATAAACCTTTATATTCCTTACTAGATAATATTTAAGTAAATTATATATAATTAAATATAAAGAGTAATTATAAATGTATCAATTAAAAATATTTACTATTTTTACTCTATTGAATTCTATTTATTCCCAGCTTACCCTACCTGGTTCACAAAAAGATGATCATAATTGTGTCCTTGATGGTGGATATGAATGGTGTGAGAGTACACAATCGTGTCACAGGTCATGGGAATCACCCTGTAATATAGATACTACATGCCCTGATAGTTGCCCCCCTTCTCCACCATGTCCTTTACCAATGATTACAGAGGGGTGTAGATTTACTCCACCGACCATAGATAGCTGTGGTTGTAGTTCAGGTTGTGGAACAATTGATTGTTCCACAATACTTACAGTATCTGAAGGTAGGAGTTGTGGTGGATTCATGCCTTTTGGAAGGGTGGGGATTTGTTCAAAGGAACTTGAGTGTGTTTATACAATGGGTCCTTATGTTACTGATGCTCCAGGAACATGTCAACCTATCTGTCAAACATCAAGGGATAATTGGGGGAATTGTGTTGAAGAAGGATGTAAGACGTGGTTTGATAGTTGTAATACTTGTTTAGTTAATAAAGATAATTCATTAAACTGTACAGAAGAGATTTGCTATCGTCCAATAAAGGATGCAACTTGCCTTGATGGAATTGATACAATTAATATAGAACCTGATATCCCTAAAAATTGTGTTACATGGTATGATGGTTGTAATACGTGTTCGGTAGATCATGGAACAATCCAAGGATGTACATTGATGATGTGTTTTACAAGTAATCAACCCTATTGTCAAGCATTTACAAGTAGTGACCTTAATGTGGGTGAGATTTGTTATCGTTTCTGCGAGGATGGTTCTCAAAATACAATTGATCGTAGAGATGGTTGTCCTTCTGGAACCAAGTGTGGAGGAGGGATAGTTCCAAGCACAACTATGATTTCATTTGATAGTTGTGGTTTACAAGCCCAAACATGTAATCTTATATCAGGTCATTAAAGGTCCGTTTGGTAAGATGTGAATAGATTTAAAACATGATAGTAATAGTGCTTCAATAACATCAACTGTCATTGAGTTACCAATTCTAATCTTCATTTGATGATCCGAAATATTCTTGGGTTGTTTAAATGTTTTCGGAAATCCCTGGAGTGAAAGATATTCTTTAACCGTTGCTTTCCGTTGTTTAGGGACACACCACATATTAGGTTGTGCTGTAATGCAGGGTGCCCATCGGTTCGAATTAACAAAGTTTGATTTCCTGAAACCTATATCAATAAATACAGAATCCGTTGGTATATTACTGAATAACTCTTTATTTGACTCTTTAATCTCCATTTTTGTATTATTCGTAGTATCAATAAAACTACGAATATTTTTCATCTTCCTTATTTTGGGAAAATCAAAGATATCTTTTTCTACTGTTTTTAATATTCCTATAATATAGAGACGTTCCCTTGATTGAGGTATCCCATAGTCTTTTGAATTCATAATTTTCCAATGAATATTATATTTTTTATTATTTTCTAATCGTTGAATAATTTCATTGAAATAAGAACCTCCATCTAATGTGATAAGGGTTTTAACATTTTCTAGAATGAATATCTTTGGTTCTTTTTGAATGATAACATCTAAACAATTTTCAAACAAGTTTAAACGTGGATCAACCTTTGTTTTGAATTTATTGGCTCTACTGAATGGTTGACAGGGGAAACCTGATACGTATATATCAAAATCGGGAATCTCTTTTACATTTCTTTTTTGTATGTCCCCGTAAAGTATTCTTGGAGAATAATTTTCATGAATACAGTCAATTGCATATTGACAATTTTCGGATGAGAAAATATGATCATATTCTAAATTATATTTCTTACATATCTTTTCCATTGCTTGTATAGGTGCTTCAATGCCACTACAATCTGTTCCAATCCTTAACATGATTTATTATAACTTTGAAAATATTTTGGATAATTATATTTTTAAAAATTTGATTTCTTTTTTAATTTATGCATGCATATATATGAATGGATACAGTGAATTATCAATACAAATTACAGAAAAACTAAAAGAGGATGTAAAGAAAAAAGAAGGTATATTCTTCTCACCACAAAAAAGTATTATACGTTGTTTAAATTATATTAAAAATATTTTAAAGTATGATTTTACAACTGTTCTAGAACCCTCCTGTGGTTCGTGTGAATTTATTCATTACTTGGATCAAAATTACCAAGGTCTAGACATTACCGGAATTGAATTCAATAAAACGATTTATCATTCCATCAAAGGATTAACATTCCAAAACAAGGTCAATTTAATTCATCAAGATTACTTAACATACAATGAAGATAAGAGATTTGATCTTATCATAGGGAACCCTCCTTATTTTGTTTTGAAAAAGAAAGATATTAATACTAAATACCATACATATCTTTCAGGAAGACCAAATATATTCTTAATATTCATTATTCAATCACTCAAAATGTTAACAACAAATGGTATCTTAGCATTTATCCTCCCAAAAAGTTTTTTGAATTGTTCCTATTATCAGAAAGTAAGAGAATATATTTACCATAATTATCATGTTAAAACAATCCTAGACTGTTCAACAGATGAATACATCGAGACACAACAAGATACATTTATTCTAATTGTTAAGAATACAAATAAGTCATTTTCAAATGATAAATACTTTCTTGAAAACAATTTTATTATGAATACAAAGGGAAATATTCAAACAATGAAAACTATTCTAATGAATAGTTCAACACTCCATCAATTAGGTTTTAAAGTCTTTAATGGAAATTTAGTTTGGAATCAAGAAAGAGATAGCCTTACGAATGATAACGAACATGTACGATTGATTTATTGTGGTGATATTAAGAATAATGAATTGGAGGAATTGGATACAGACACATTAAGAGAAGAATGGAGTGATTATGAATCAAAATTATTGACGATCAATACATTACTTACTGAGGATGAAAAAAACAAAGAATTATTAAAAAAGAAGAAAACAATACAAAATAAAATCGATAAAAAACATTACGTCATTAAAGAAAGATTATTAAATAAGAAAATAGGAGGACTTACACTTGTTATTAATCGGGGATATGGTAATACAGGTTATACTCTTAATTATACGTTAATTGATTTAGATGAATATTATTTAGAGAACCATGTCCTTGGTATAAAGTATACAGGAGATACTCTGTCAAAAGAAGTATTAGAAGAAAAATATCAAATGATTATTAAATCTCTACAAAAAGAAGATACAATGAAATTTATTGATTTATGTATGGGGAATAACGCAATGAATACAACTGAACTAGAATATTTAATACCTATTTTCGAATAAAAATAATACTTTCCACCAAAATTTGAAACTTGCTATTTTTTTGAGATAGTAAAGAAACAAAAGAAAATGGAACCAATTCCAAAGGAGGTTTTTGATCGCGAACTTGGACAAATCTCTATCAGGGAACTATTCAGGCATGATGAAGAAGGCAACTACATGGACTTTGATACAACAGAGGACCGTGATACATGTCAAAAGAAGTATCGTATCCCTACTCACCAACGATACAACAAGTGGAGTGCTGACGCAAAGAATACAATAATTGAATCAATCTTCAAGAACTATATCATCGGGCAGCTGAGCTTTTCACGACATGTGGACGTTGATACTGGGGGTTTCTACTTTAACATTGAAGATGGTCAATCGCGTCTTACAGTCATTCAAGAATTTCTTGACTGTAATTTTAAGTTTCGAGGTCTCCTTTTCAATGAAATGACTGACCTTGAACAAAATAGGTTTCTTGACTATCTGTTTGCTACTGATATTACAACACCATCCCGTACTCGTCCAACTGCTGAAAGGGAAGCAACTACAATTGGTGACCATTACTATGAGAACTTTGACCGTATCAACCGTGGAAAGGCTCTTGAGGATAATGATAAGTACTGGTGTATGAAGAATAAACCAATGGTTGCTCTTGCGATTGAGCTGATTGAACGCAGTAAGACTGATTATCCTTTCATGAAAGCGGATAAGTTTAACACGAAGGATCCGAAGGGTAAGGTCGATCGTAAACCACTTGATCAATTTGTTACTCTGATTGGTGCTCTCTTCAATGGCATCTATAAGAGATCCTATTCCAGACACTATGAACACATTGGTGTAGAAATTACCGATGAAAAGCGTGTAAAACTAAATGGTTTTATGGAATTTTACGAATCAATCTATGATACAATGATTAGTGAAATGCCAAGGAGATCAAATGAACAGATTCATTTTAATAATCCTGGCAAGTTCTTGGGTATGATTATTATGCACTTCAAGGAGGATAATGATGATATGGAACTGGATGAAAAGGTAAACATGTGGGCGAATATCCTTAACATTGACCGCAGTTCAGAAAATTTTATGAAAGGGACCGGATCATTGTGGTACAACTTTACACCTGCGAATCAAAAGAATCAAGAACAGGAGAATATTAGAGCTCGCCTTGACCGAATCAAGGAATTCTATGAAGATAAGGATAGTATTTCTGATGAATTTAATGTTGAGTATGTAGAAAATGAACCAGAATAATTAATTATATATCCATTCATCATGTATTTGTTATTTTTTTAAATTTGAATTAGTTATTTAAAAAATAAAAGTAAAAAATAATTAATTACTATGACAGAATTGACTATCGACAAGAAAAGGTTCTATGAAACAATGATTAAAGGGCAATGGTCATTTGAAGATGCTTTAAATGAACAACCCCATAATACATTTGACAATAGAGGAACAGTTATTAATCTTTCATTTTATGATAAAGGTGGTAAGAAAATACTTGAATCCCATGGGAAAACTTTTATCAACCCTGATATAATGATCTATAAGGATAACTGTAAAGATCACCTTGTAAATCCTGAAAAAATAATGAAAACGTTTTCTGAAAAATTGAAGCACGCTGGTGTTGGAAATTATAACCTTGGTGAAATAGGGTCAATATTTAATTTAGGAACAGCCTGTACTTATATTACACCTTCTTCATCGTTTAAGATTGAAGAAAATTTGGAAGGATTTCCTGAATTAGTTAATGTATCAGAAGATAAAGCACAAGAAATACTCTCTAAGTATTCATTAATAAGACCAACCGAAGGGACATTAAAACTATTTAGTTTAAGAAGTAATACAACTATTCCGATGGAAAAATTTAAAGAGGTTGCTAAAAAAACATCGTTATCCATCCTTATGAATGATGAGAAAGTCCCTTCCTACGAATTTAACTATGATAAGCTTGAACAAAATAAAGATTACCATTATTATGATACTGTAATTGTGTATGGTAAATGGAATAATTCTAAAAAGGTAATTGACTTCTATCTTAAAGATAAAAATGATTTTTTAAAAATGAAAAATAAAATAGAACGTTTTCCGAAACAACCGGGGAAAGTTGCTAAAGATTATCGTGAATTTATGTGTGAAAAAAGGTATTCCTATGAAGAAATTACATCTACGGCTGATTTACGTTTAACATTTAAAATTTCCCTTTATCCATTTGGAGAAGAAAATTTTAAATTAAAATCGGGTACTCGAAATGAACAGGGGTTAATGCATTTATTTAAGAAAGATGATCATTGGGTAATGTTACACACTCAAAGTGAATGTGATAAATTTGCTGAATACACGATACCTTACTATAGTCGAAAAGCAAAAGTGAATGGTGTTTGGAGAGGGCTTGAATGTATTTCCCACTTTGAAATATTAAGGACAAATCACAAAAATGAAATCCTTGAAGAAATGGGATTTTTTCCTATTAAATCAAAAGGGAAAAATTTATATGAATGCCGTGAATTTCGTAATATTTCACGAATCGTTTTTGAAAAACAAATTGCCCACTTTGGAAAACGCCGTACGGAAGACGGAGGGGGTGATAAATGGGATAATATAACTGTCGATATTAATAATATCTGGAGGAATTCAAGTAATGAAATAATCGATAAAAAAAAAACATATAATGTCCCCGCCCATGTAAGAGTAATTGTTACACTTGACAATGTGATATCATCATTAGATTATCTTGAAGAAAGAATGAATCATTATGGAATGGAATCCACAAAGGCTAGAATTCTTGCACAAGATATACAGAAGGCTTTCTATTCAAATACAATGGGTGTTAAATCGGAAGATGTTGAATGTATTTTTGAGGAAAGTCCCAATGATATTATTGAGAAAGTGAAATACTGGTATCTCAAAAGATACAAACAAAATACAAAAGTAAAAGGTGGTTCAGAGATTAAAAGAATTGATGAATTAGAAAAATCAAAAGAAGTGGCTTAATTATTTGATTTGAAATGCGGGAAAAGCAATACCATTTCCATTCTTCCATCGGAACAGGATATTGATATTTTTTCCGGATATGGTTTTGCATTTAAAATAAGGAGGTTTTTTAGTAATCTTATTTCCATCAATCGTATAATCATCTATATCCATTGTCTCATGATATATTTTCCCATTATGAAACAACATAAATTCTTTATTTTTTTGCGAAGACTGCAAATAATTATTCAGCGTTTCATAATCTAGATCACACTCCTTAAAGAAGTCGATAATTGATTGTTTCGATAACTCCTTACAGAATTTATAAAACTCAATATCTTCTTCTTCTCCAGTATATTTTGAAGATTTCTTACAACCCTGGTAATATTTTTGTTGGAGATCACTAAGACAAGAGGATTTATTACAATGAATTTGTTTTAGATAATCTTCTTTCTTTGGTACTTCTCTTCCATATTCTTTACAGATTTGTGGTAAATACTTATCATAGAAAAATTCTTCATATGGTTTCTCAGATACAATGTACTGTGAAGGATTGGTAGGGCTTACAAATTGAGGACACCCTTTGACACTCATTACATTATTCTTAAACTCTATTTCCCTTGTTTTAATAACATCACCATTGCGAAGGTATGTTAATTCAAAATCATATTTATATTTACGACCGGCTTTCTTTTCCCATTTCGCCTTTTCATAGTGATCGGGGGAATTAATTATTTCATATTTTTTAACTTCATCATTTAGATTACTCCATGCCATGTGTAAAAACCATGCCTGATCTATTTCATCATTACCAATTGCAACAATTATATTTTCTCTAATCTTGTTTGTTTTATCATTCTCACCCCTTGTATTTCGCACGGTAAATGCTTTGATATGATCAATATTCATTTCCCCTTGAAACTTTTCTTCTTCTTTCTTCTTTTTCTTCTTTTTCTTCTTTTGATATTTTAAATTTATTTTTGAAACCTTTTCATTTTTACATGTAAGGATATTGTGACCAGATTGACCGCAATTTGAACAAGGCATCCTCTTTTTATTATTACTTGAACAAAAAAAATCAAATTTTAACATTATTTTTTTGGGGGGAGTTTCCATGAACGGTTTGGATCAATCAATGAAGGATGAAGTTCTTCGTATCCTAACCCTGTTTTTAGAGGTGGGACCATCCTTGATTTCATTTGTTGAAATGTGAATCGTGGATGATCACGAATGAATTCTGAAAAATAACTATCAATGTGAATTCCTCTCTTTCTTTCGTTCATATGTTTTTGTAATGCTTTCACTGCCCTTTTTGAAAAATAGATAGCTTGTGAACCTGTAACCACATCATGTGGTGGTTTATTATTCAATGAACCGCGTCGGTATACCGACCAAACAACATCTTTCCTAGGAATTTTTAGAGGGTCTTCTGTAAAACGAATATCATCTTCAATGTAATAAACCGGTCCATTATGTTTTACCATCGCAGGTAACATTTTATCTTTTACACCTTCAAAAAGGACATTATTATTTTTATACTTATCCTTATCAATCTTATAACCCCAATAGATTTTACATGAATAACCCCATTCTTTCTTTAACACCCTTTGTGTTAACTTTGCAAAATCAGCATTCCCTTTGTAGCTAATCATACAGAAGGCAACATTACTTTTTTTAGAACTACCTTTTTTAGAAACATTTCGTTTACTATGTATATGTTTACTCTTCCTAGTTCTTTTTACCGTTCTCCTTCCCATATATAATAATGAAATATTTAAAAAATAAAACCTATCATAAATTATAATTATAAGTAATATGATAAAAGCATGTATCTTTGATTTGGGTGGGACAATTGTGGACCGTTATTCTCTCACACCATTATTATCCTTAAAGAAATTATTCCAAAAGAGGGATATTCATTTAAACAATGATTTGATTTTCAAAGATATGGGGAAAAATAAGAAAGATCATATTAACTTAATTTTAAATGATGATCTAATCTTAAAACAATGGTTCAAAAGATACGATGAATATCCAAGTAACAAAGACGTAGATGCTTTATTCAATCATTTTAATACTATTCAAATGAAGTATTCTGATGAAATAATAGATATTTTACCTGAAACAAAACCATGTATCGGTTATTTAGACTTTAATTATATTCAGACTGGATGTACGACTGGTTTTAATAAAAAGAATATGGATATTATCCGTGGTAAATTAGAAAGAAAGAATATTTATTTAAATCGTTATATCTCTTCCACTTGTTTAGACAAACCTTCGAGACCCCATCCATTTATGATCCAAGAAATAATGAATCGTTTAAATATTATTGATCCAAAATCTGTAATTAAAGTCGACGATACAGTCGTAGGTATTCATGAGGGAATGAGGGCGAGGTGTTGGACGGTTGGTGTTGCCCGTTGGTCAATTAATATGAATATATCTTCTATTGAAGATGCATATGGTTTACATATTTATGAGTTACAAAATCAATTGAAAAAGAGCCGCGAAATACTATATGAGGGGGGAGCTGATTTTGTAATTGATACTTTGGATGAACTACCACAGGTAATTGAATATATAAATAATATTTATAAATAAATATATGGGGTGTATCTTTTCACACTGTAAAAATAGAAATGAATATGATGAAACATTATTAACAAATAAGAAATATTGTTTCCAATGTGGGAAAATGTTCACACACAAAGAATATGATAAACATATTAAAAAGTGTAAGAAGGTATATGAAAATAGATTCAATCGTTAATAAAAAGACGATGTTTTTACAGCAACTTCAGATTTTCTTTGAAACTTAAACGAATAGGTTGTCATACTTTTTAGAATCTTTGAAAAAGCAACGCTAATTGGTGTATTATTACGATAGATAGTTACATTCCTGATACCAGATTTATAATTCATTTTTATAATTTTTGATTTTTCTTTTGAAATAGATTCTTGTAATTGTATGTGTTCATCAGTGAGAGGCATTAAAGAAAAACGATCATATGGAAACGGAATACAATTAGGTTCTATAGGTTGTTTATGCCAATAATTAATTAAAAATGTGATACGTTTCGAATCTTTCGTTGGTTTAATCTTACCTAATGGTCCAATGACACCATGAAATAAGTGACCATCAAAAATAATATGTTTATTTATCTTTGGAAAGGATAAATAACCATCATTGTAATTATTATCCTTAAAAATTGCTGTTGGACCGCCAACGTTTGTTAAATAAGTAATGGTTGATTTCATAGGATAAACATATTCACTTTTTGCTGAACATAGTCCTTCATCTTTATCATAATGAAAAGTAATATCTTCTTTTGTATCCCTTATTTGCATCCACCACTCAAAACCTACATACTCATCGGGAAATCCATTTGGATAATCTTGAAGTGAAATATTATGGGCAATATATTCGACAAATGATTTTGGTTTATCATCTTTCCCAAACCAGAATGTTGTATATTTATTATCCTTAAGAGTACCAATTGATTTGGTTACAAAATCATTAATCCTAGAACATTCATTTTTTAAAGGATTAATAAGGTCATTATGAATTGTACTCTCATGGGCTTTAACCTGCATTTTTTATTAAATATATATTAAAAAAATGTTTGAAAAACGAATTTATGAAAATGTTTGTACAGCAACTTCAGATTTTCTTTGAAACTTAAATGAATAGGTTGCCATACTTTTTAGATTATTTGAGAAAGCAAGGTTTATAGGTGTATTATTACGATAGATAGTTACATTCTTGATACCTGATCCATAGTTCATTTTTATTATCTTTGATTTTTCTCGTAAATTCGATTCTTGTAATTGGATATGTTCATCTGTTAATGGTAGTAAGAATAACTTCTCATGAGGAACATTAATACAATTAGGTTCAATTGGTTTTTTAACATAGTAATTAACTACTAATGTTATTCTCTTTGAGTCTTTTGTTGGTTTAATTTTATTCAATGGACCTATGACACCATGAAATAAATGTCCATCAGCAACAATATGTTTATTTACCTTAGGAAAGGATAAATAACCATTGTTATAATTTTCATCATTAAGAATGGCCGTTGGACCACCAACATTCGTTAAATAAGTGATTGTTGTTCGAATCGGATGAACATGTTTTTGATACAATGAAGCAGTACCTTCATCTTTATCGTAATGAAAGGTAATACCTTCTTTTGTATCCCTTACTTGTGACCACCATTCAATACCTGAATAATCATCTG